GGAGTAGCCATTCAAAATGGAACTGTTGTTATTACCAAATCAGATTGGCTTAACTCCACAGGACAACAAAAACTAAATAAGATAGCAGAAGAGGTTTCAGCAGCAATGTTGTCAACTATCCCAAAGGATTAATAGAAACTTGCCAGTAAGCTTTAAACTGCCTATAGGGTGTGATGCCCTGAAAAAAGAAAGGACTAACTTATTATGAAGATAAGTAAGACAATTAACCTAGAAGCATTCTCATCTATACCTGCAAAGCAGATAGACGGAAGCACAGTAGAAAAGAATATTGCTAGCTTTTCGGCTACAATATCAGATAGCTACACAAGTAGTCAGTTGACTATTCAGGACCAAGATTTGTATAATGCAAATAAGGCTCAAGTCAGAAAAGATAAAGCCACTTTTGACGACTATGTATATAACCTACAGGACACTTTGTTTGCCACTGAGGGTGAAAGCACAGAATCAACTGAGGCCAATCAATAATATAAAACTGAATAATTCCCTGTTAAATCAGGGAGTACATATAATATCTATCGCTATATTATTAAAGAATAACGGTAGAAAGAGGTAAAGTAATGTCACAATCTGACGGTACGCACACACTATCAAGACTAGAGTTTTCCTATTCTGGTGGTGACTATAAATTTAATATAAACCCACAGAGTATAACTATGACACAGCCTCATAGGGTATCTGTGTTAAAAACTCAGAGCTCTTACGTTCTTGATGATTTCAACGACGACGTTCAAACGTTGTCAATATCTGGTACTACTGGTGGACCTAGGTTGAAAGGCGAATCAGCTATTATGAATCTATGGAAGTTTTTAGACTCATATGCTAATCAACAACCTAACTACGGACAAGCACCCAGAGAACCACTAACTTTTTATAATCATACGGAAAACTATTCTTTTTCAACAGTACTATCTCCTGAAGGATATACAATATCTAGGTCGGTAAATAAACCCCTATCTTGGGATTATGAAATAAACTTAATAGTACTAGGTTATGCAGGAGAAACTGTAGACCCTAATACCATATCTGGAACTGAAATAACAACTAGAGATAATAATAAACAAGACACACAAAAGGCAACTAACTCTGGTAGCTCAACGTCTACTAATGATAAGTCAACTCCTATAGTTGGCCCTATTCAGGTTCCTACGCCAACAAAGAATAATGAAAATAAAGACGTTAAAAAAGGTTCTGGTTATAATAAAGGAACACAGTCTAGTAAGTCTGCACTAGGAACAGATGCTACAAAAAATATATTAACAGGTAAAAGCTCTACGGGCACAGCACTAACAGGAGGTAAGTAATTATGAGCAATCAACCATATCAGATTATGCAATTTTTAAGAGATATAAATATATCAGATGGGAAGATAGCTGATAAAAATGCTTACACACCTAATGTTACACTGAATCAACTATATATGATGGATACACGGGTTTCTAAATTCTCTAAGAGTGTGTATAAGTTGGTTAAAGATAATAATACATTTACCTATGACTATTCTCAGACAATTGATGGGATTATACCCTTTTTTAATGAATTGAACAAAAATGTTTCTTATAGACCTTTGTACCTGCTGTTTCAAAGCGTCATATTAGAATCATTTTCTATGGTTTATATGATTGAGAATGGCCTAGCAACAGTTAAAAACTTTACAGAATCAGACATGAGTAGGGTTCATGAAAATATAAACAGAATAATATCAGCCCTATACTATACTGACATAGAGGGGGCATATAATGTTATAATTGAACTAAGAGCTTTAGACAGTAACATTTTGTATATGTTTACTACATTTAGTGGCCTAGATTATAAAATTTCAGACAGCGATGATAATTTGCTTGGTAAATTAAATGCCATACCTGACTCAGAGTTTAATTATCTGAGTAAATTCTATGAATCATATGATAACTATGGTAATTATATAGATATAAATACTTGTGTTAAAAAAGTAGAAAATGGTGATTCCTCATATTTAGTTTACAATGGTGAATATGAGTATGTAAAAATAAGAACAAAAGTAATACCTATGTATTCTGAATCTAAGATGACTATTAGGGCAAACACTAAAAACCCTATTAGTATATATGCAACTGATAAGTATGGTAATAAAGTTACTTCATTTGTAGATGATAAAGGATTTGTTGTTAGAGATGGCCTAATAGGGGAGACCCACTTAGCGTCTGCAGGAGTTCAAACGTTACAAGGTTTTACTATACCTGCAGGAATTTCTTATATAGTTATAGAAATTACACTAGGTAAAGCGACAAGCAGTATGGATGATAGAGTATCTTTCTTGATGTTAACAAGTGGATATAGAGTTGGTGAATATGTTCCTGGCGTAGCTGGTACATACAGTGGGGTTGATAATGATTTATAAGAAATATATTATAAAGCAAGGAGATACTATACAGAGTATAATCCAAAACATTTTAGGTGACGCTTCTTCTTGGTATGATATAGCTAACTATAATAACTTAAAATATCCTTATATTAACCGCCTAGACGACCCTGTATATAATATCAAAAATGTAGCACAAATAGGTGACAACATACTAATACCTGTGCCTAATGGAAATGAATACTCTATTGACACAGATACACTAACCTCAGAGCAAAAGCAAAGAATTACATCTGTTGCTCTTGGAAGTGACTTGAGTGTAATAAACTTTACAGGCGACCTAGAGGGAAGAGGAACTACAGATGAAACTGTATATCTAAGTTCTAACTCTGGAACTTTGAGAAGGGTGGAAGGATATGAAAACCTAACCCAGGCCTTGTTAATGAGGCTAAATACACCTAAGGGCTCACTTATCCTTCACCCGGAATATGGTAATAGCCTTGGTGAACTACTAGGGCAAAGAAATACAGAAGCTAATGTTAATAAGATTCTTGTTAACATAGAAAGAACTATAAGACAGGATTCAAGAGTAAAAAATGTATCCGTCACAGCTACTTCTGTAGATGATGAGGAAGTTACAATAGGAGTGACAATAACACCTATTGATTTTGATGAACAAATAGCTATATACCTAAGTGCTACTAGCGACGGTATATATCTAGAAAGCTAAGGAACTAAAATGATAATTAAAAGACAATCAGACATACTAACTGATATGATAGATTATACTGCTAGTATGACTAATAAAATAACAGACTACTCAGTAGGTTCAGTTGTGAGGTCAATATTTGATGCAGTTTCTATTGAGGGCGAAATGATGTATCTCATGACATACAACAACATACAGGAAGGTATAGAAGAGGGACTAATGTCTGCTTTTAATTTCACTCCTAAGTCGGCCACGAGTGCATCTGGTGATGTTACTATTGATTTTTATTCTCCGCTTGTTAGTGACATTATTATAGATAAAGGAACTAGGTTTACAACTGGTGACACAGATACGGCAATCTATTATGAAACTAAAACCTCATATCTAGTATCTGCTGGTGAATCATCAGCTACTATAACAGTTTACTGTAATACTACAGGTAAAGAGGGTAACTTGCTATCTGGAGAGATATCTCATATTGAAACATCTATTAACAATGCATCTAGGGTATATAATTCAGAGCCATTTCTTAATGGTGCTCCTGAAGAAACTTATTCATCAGCACGTGATAGATTCACACAGATGATAGAATCAATAGGAAAATCTACCAGAGCAGCTATATTGTATGGAGCTCTAGCAGTTCCAGACATTCAATTAGCTCAAGTTTATGAGCATGTTGGATATGTAGATGTTTATGTAGGTAATGCTAACGGAATGCTTTCTTCTGATAAGCAGAAAGAAGTAAGTTCTGCACTAGATGATTATAGAGCAGCAGGTATAAAGGTCAATGTATTTCCTATTGATAGAACAGCACTTGATGTTAGTATGTCAGTGACAGTTACTGACAGTTCCTATGTTACAAGTGATTTTAAACTTGCTCTCCAGGAGTATGTTTATGACTACTTAAACAATATGATTCTAGACAGTGATTTTATATACAATGATTTTGTTAGATACATACTTAATTTTGATAGCTCACTAATATACGATGTTACACTAACAGCTCCTACTGGAAACTACATCACACAGCCAGACGAAGTTATAAGAGCTGGTAAGATAGAAATAAACTACACAGAAAGGTAATAATATGTCAGGTTACAATAACGCCAATGGTGATAAAAGAGATTATTTAGATAGATACCTTCCTACACCATTTCGGACATCATTAGATGGCTCCGATGAACATAATGCTTTTCTTGGTGCATTAAAGGGTATGATAGTTACTACTGAAAAAGAATTATCAGAAAATGTAAAACAAATTTATCTAGAGAAGGCAACAGGTAAATTTTTGGACCTTTATGGTAAATGGGTAGGGGTCTCAAGAAGAGATAGTGAGTCTGATGACTCTTATAGAGGAAGAATAAAAACACAAATAACTAAGCAAAGAGGCACTATATCAGCTATAGTAGATGGTATAAGAGACGACTTACAAGATGATACTGTACCTATATCTATCTATGAGCCTTGGAGAAATATATTTATACTTAATAGCTCTCTTTTGAATGGTCCAGATAAGATAATGGGACAATTTTATAGATATGCTGTTATCCAGGTAACAATAGGTAAGTATGTTAATATAGATATTCTTAAGAACATACTATTAAAGTATAAAGCATATGGTATAAAAGTCTTCTATGTCTATTCAAATCAGCTTGTTGGATTAGATGACTTAGACATGTCTTTGTACCTGGATAATGTAGGTAACAACAAAAATATCGTTCCAATGGATAGTTCATTGAATCAGTTTAGTATAAATGACCTTCCTAATAGTGACACAGTTCCTAATTTATTTAAAGTTAATAAGTCCGATATAAATGGTGATGATGTATTATCAGGTTCTCCAGAAAACACTTTTTCCTATCAGTATGGCTCCGTTCCATCTAAGAATATTTTTGGATTGGTTGATATGAATATTATTCCTAGTTCATATACAGACCCTTATAGTTATATTTATGAAAGCACCAAACTAGACCTATCAACAGTCGGTGGCAGAAACTTATTACTAAATTCAAAATCCTTATCCTGGACTGTTGGGAATAACACATCTACAACATCGACTAAGGTATCCTATGATGGTGAAACTAATATGTGGCATATCACTTCACCTAAAGGTGGGTCAACTAATTGTGGTATATACTTTTCACAAACTAATCAGGTTAGCAACTTAATTACAAGCGGTCAACAGTGGGCTTTTAGCTTTGATATAAAAGGTACTGGTGTATATTCTCAGTTTGGGATTGAAGGTTCATCCCCGTTTAATAAGTTATCTGGTAATGTCCCAGTAGACTGGACTAGAGTTTCTTCAACGGGTACTTCTACTGGTACAAATCCTATTATTATTTACTTTAATAGTCTTAACGTTGCCTTAGATGTATATATAAAACTGCCTAAGTTAGAATCAGGTAGTAAGGCTACTGATTGGAATCCTGCTCCAGAAGATAATCCAAAAACATATATTTACCCATATAAAAATACTTCCTTTGTTAATATGGGTAGGAAAGATTCAATAGCTGAGACAATTAGCAAGAAATCAGGTAGCCTACCAACATTTGCAATGAATATTAAAGAGTACCTAAAAGGGAATAAATATAAAACGCTTCTAAGTGGTTTTAGTACTACATCTGAAACGGGGGTAATATTAGATATAGTAGGCTCACCTTATGGAACTTCTAGAACTAGCATAACTGTTAAGTCTAGAGTTGATAATTCTATTTTGACAGGCAAGTGGTATGAGTATAGCAATGGTGATGTTAGCTCAATAGTAGGAGACTACATAGAAAAGTCAAATGAATCAACTAAGTCTTACATCTACCAATTAGACAATCCTGGAAACATTGGGCAAATTATTGTAGATGATTATTATCCATACTCTGGGGCTACTAGAAACTGGGCTATAGCAAACGGAAATCACTTGCTGAGGGTCCTTAGTACTAACTCTCAAGTTACTGGAAGCATAACAATTCCATCGCTGAGCGATTTAGATTCATCCTTATTAAAGGCTTATATAAAGTCTATTTATATAGACACGTTGGATGATAATCTAACTTATAGTGTATATGATTATACAACTAATAAGTGGAACCTAGTAAGTTCTGATACTAATATAAAGAACTATATTATAGATGGAGATATAACAAAAGGTGCTTATGTTTTGATTAGAGCGAATGAAGAAGTTGATACTAACCTTGACTACTTTGGTTTAGTAATAGATAGCTACGAAACACAAGAAGGCGCCATGTCTAAGCTGCTTGCAACAACAGATAATGCTATTGTAGACAATAGCAGATATACTACGGGATAAATTAGGGGTAATATAACATGGCTAAATATGTTAAAAAACAATGGAATAGCGGAGAAGTGATAACTGCTACTTCTTTAAATAATCTAGAGACGGAAGTTAGTTATCTAGATGATAAAGTAAATAACTTACCACAAGGACCAAAAGGGGATGCTGGGTTGCCAGGGGCAACCGGACCAGCTGGAGCCCAAGGACCTAAAGGTGATAAGGGAGATAAAGGTGATAAGGGGGATTCCGGCGCAACAGGTCCAAAGGGCGAAACTGGTTCCCAAGGAGTTCAAGGTATACAAGGTCCAAAGGGCGATGCTGGTATACAAGGTCCTGCTGGACCTACTGGCGCTACTGGAGCTACTGGACCTACTGGAGCTACTGGTCCACAGGGTACAAAAGGAGATAAGGGAGATAAAGGAGACACTGGCGCTACTGGTTCTCAAGGACCAAAAGGAGATAAGGGAGCTGACGGTTCAGATGGTAAAAGTGTTACAATACTGGGGACTAAGAATAGTACCAGCGAATTACCTTCAACTGCTACAACTGGTGACGGATACCTAATAAATGGTGACTTATATGTATACACTACTGACAAAAAGTGGAGCGATGTTGGTAAGATACAAGGACCAAAAGGAGACAAAGGAGATACTGGTGCAACAGGTACAACTGGAGCTACTGGACCTACCGGACCTACCGGCCTACAAGGACCAAAAGGAGAAAAAGGGGACACGGGGGCAACTGGACCATCCG